ACGGCGAATGCGAACGACCGGAATTAAACCGCCGCAGCCTCTATAGAATCCCCCATTGCGCGGGGAGTGTCAAGGCTTCGGAGATTCGGTGAACCATTCGTCCGGTTTGATCGCCTCAACGTGGATCGTGCCGTCCTGGTCCACTCACATGCGAGCCGCCGTGCCGTAAACCTGCGCGGCGATCATCACCTGATAGGCTTCCTGGCGCTTGCTTTCCGCCTCTGCGAATACCGCCAGTCGATCCAGTGCGCTCTCCATACTCAATCCTTACCGTTCAAGAGGTGGGCTGGGAAGCGGCGTCAAGATCATCCCTGGACCACGACAGCCCCGTGTCCCGATGGCCGAATTCCTCAATTACCCTCCTGAACTCGTGTAAGATGAAGAACGGTCGGTTGATACCTGAGAACCCGCCGAGGTTGTTGGATTGCAGGTCGGCCCATAGGTGTTCCGCGCGCTCAAGGAGGGCCTTCTGTTCCTCTGCGGAAAGCAACTCTGGATATGGTCGCTCGCTCATCACCCTTCCCCCTTCATGTGTTCGCCTGCATCATCCTCGTACAGATCCTCGACGCTTCCCAGTGCTGCGGTGAACTCGGCTCCAAGCGGTTCCATACCGGCTGCGAACTTCGCCAGAGCCTGTGCCGCCTCTCTCTCCCTTAGAGCGGAGAGGATGGTGGGGAGCAGCCGTTCCATAGTCGAACCGAATGCCGCGTAGGACCAGATGCGTTCCATTGGGGTGTTGCCGCCAAGCTCCCCCGCCAGCTTCTCCAGTTCATTGGCTAGGCTCATGGATCACTCCTTGCGATGGCTGCGGCGTCGAGGGCGGCGATCTCTTCAAGGCACCGGCCACAAGCGAACCGCTCTTGAAACGATGATATCGGCTGACCTGTCGCATATTGATCGGACGCGAACACGCGCTGCTGCTCCACACAAGCCTTCGCCGCCGCCTCCAGTCCCAACCGCACCCCCTTTTCGAGCAGATCGTCATACTCCGCCCATGCGCGACAGGTCGGGCATACCGCATCGAAATCATCGCAACGGTTGCCGTAGTAGTCCATCATGGCCGCTTCGATCAGTTCATTGGCTAGGCTAGACATGGGGGTCTCCTCAGAGTTTGGGTCATCCGACATGGCTTTGGCTAGGCTCGCTCGCTGTCGGGCGGGTGTGCCAGTAATCCCACAACTCATGTCCTGACCGCTTGCATCCGCTTTCAAGGCCGCAGTCATCACATTCGATCTGGAAGCCGCCGCGAGGTCCATATATCTCGGAAACCGAGAGGTTCTCGCTGCCGCACAGCGGGCAAGGGGCGGGTTTTTCATTGTCGGTCGGGATCGCCACCGGCTTCTCACTTCCCATCGGCTATCTCCTGTAAGGCGGTGCGGGCGTGATACACGGCCTTTTCATCGTCGCCACTCAGTACCCAATCACGCTGGTCCACGCGACGTTCGACACGAGACAGCAGGTTCCGCAACTCGAACTGTAGCCGCTCGATCACCGCCGCTTGCTCGGCGATGGTGCGGCGAGAAGTAGCGATAACGGCCTTGCGCTCCTCGCCTTCAAGAACGGCGACTTGCTGCCACCTGTCCCGCTCCGCCCGCACCTCGGCCAGCTTCGCCTCGACATGATCGCGCAGGGCTACGGCAAACGCGCGGGTAACTGCACCGTTTGCTCCCCGCCCAGCAGTATGCGCCAACCTATCGGCCAGCGCCTCATAGTCATCAGGTTCACTGGTCATTTCGGTTGCTCCACTTCGGGTAGCAATAGTCACGCGGTTCGGTGACGATCGTTTCCATCCCGCACCAACCGCAGGTGCCGACGTAGAAAGTCGCAACACCCGAGCGCGGCTTGCCGTAACGGTTCCCGCACGGGACGCAGATTTCGGAGGGGTAATCCCGCGCTTCACTGGTCATGGGCTTGGTGGCCTTTCAGCTTGAGGGCGTCGAACGCTCCCGGCAGTTCTTCCCAGCTAGGGTCACGACCATTCTTGGCGCGGAACAGAAGGCACGCAATGTTTTCGCGGAGCATCCGGCTGTCACCATCTTCAAGGTTGCGGGCCATGATCCGGGCGTAGCGTTCAATTTCTTCGGGGTTCACTTCCCCTGCTCCTTCGCCAGCTTGAGGGCGCGATGCACTTCCTGCTCCACAGCAGACAGCAGTCCGGGGTTTCCTTTGCCAAAGCCGCGTTCTGCACAAACTCGTTCCGCAGCCTCCCGCGCCAGCACAAGGTCGGGATCGGGGGTGGGTTCGGTACGGGGACACTTTTCCGGGGCTCCATGTGCCTCCGCATAGCAGACGCCAGCTTCGTCGCAGCCCACGCCCATTGTGCACGGGGCTGGCTCGATCTTGGCGGTGTAGAGGGGGGTTTCGGTCCAAAACGGGCGGGCTGCATCAGCTTCATCCCACCGGGCCAACTGGACGGTCGGACTTGCATGCGGCCATTCCCCAGGCTTGCGCTCGTAAAGCCACGCCGCCGGCTCCACCCTTGCCTGCATCGCATCACGCTCGGCCAGCAGGCGGGCGACGGTGCGGACGGCTCGTCCCTCCCACATGCCGTAGCCGCCCTTCAAGTAGAGTTCAGGATCAAGCCCCAACTCCTCACACGCCCGCCGCAGGTGATCCTCGGTGGGTTCGGGCTTGGCCTGTTTCAGGTCGCCGCGAATGTGCGAAAGGTCCGAACTGTTATCGCGTTCGAGCATAGCTTCCTCGCTCGGTGGTGTGGTGGTCAGGGCTTCGCAGAGGGCGTTGGTGAACCATGTTTTCATCTCTACCTTCAGCGGATAGGCATGCTTCTCTGCCAGCGCCTTCGCAGCGGCGATGATGTGGGCGGGATAGGTGGGGGCCTGGGTCATGACTGGCGCTCCCAGCTTGCGATCATGCGCTCCATCGCGGCGAGGCTAAGGGCACTGGTGGCCCGGACCATCGGCTGCGAGGCATAACCCATCCGCACATGACGAGGCTTGTCGACCCAACTGCGGTTTTTGGCCGCGTGTTCGGCTCGCGCCTTGGCCTTCCGCTTCTTGGCGTCAGCCCGGCTCTGGCGTCCACGTTCCTGGGTCATTGTGCCCCCTTGGCTTTGGCCGCGAGGAAGCGCTCTGCGGCATCAATCTTTTCCTGCCGAGCACAGCACGCGAGATACTCGCTAGCATCTTCGTGGCTAGGGAACTCGTGTCGTTCATCCCGATAGATCAGCGTGTATGTGGCCTCGTCATCGATAAGCCGTGTCAGGCGGATAGAGTAACCGCGCCCGGCTTCCTCGATTGCAGCCACCAGTTCGGATATCAGTTCTTTGTTCATGACAGGTCTCCTTGGGCGCATCCCTGCGGGACGATGATCCGCGCCCGCCTTCCGGTTGCGCGGGCGTGCATCTTGATCGCTTCAATCTGCGTTGATGGCGGGAAGGCTGTCAGGTCCACCGGCACCTCGGCGCCGGTTTCAGGATCAACCACAACCACGCCCAAGCCGGAGCCAATCGCGTCGGCAGCGGTGAACTTCCACATGCGATCCGGTGGAACATCGCCGCGACCAATCCGCCCGGCACCCTTATGTTCGCTCCACTGGTTCGTGATCGGATAGCCCTTGGCCGCCAGCTCGCGCGCCCAGTTGGTTTCCGACACAAGGGAATCGATGGCGGTGGTGACTTCCTCTAAGACCGACCAGCGCGGCACGGGGCCGCCATTGGACATGATCTCGTAAAGCAGGCCATCGATCCGATCGGTCGGGCGCGACTTGGCACCACCCGCCGAGCGCAGGCGCTTTGGCACCCGCTTCGCGAAGTCCTTGGTCTGCCCTACGTAAACGATCAGCCCTTCCGGTCGCCCATCGATATGGTCCACGCGGCGCGGATCGTGGATGGCGTAGGTAATCCAAACGCCTGGCTTGGTCGCCTGCTTCGCCAGCGTGACTTGCTCGTCCAGAGCAGCCCGGAACGCAGGGTCGCGGTAATAGCGGGTGAAGCCCTTCACGCCTCTACCCCATCATTATCCTCTATCATTCCGTGTTTCCTTCCTATGTGGTGCGGGTGGGGATCAGGCGGCTTCCCCGGCGCACCAGAGGCCGCACTCAGCGTCCATGTCGGGGTCGTCATCGAATAGGCCGCCCGCGAACAGATCAGGCTGACGGCGCACGTCCTGGATCAATTCGGCGTAGCTGTATTCGGTGACGAAGCGGCCACCAGCGACCGTCTCCATGTCGCTCCACCATTGCAGGGTGCCCGGTGCGGTCCGCTCGATCTCCCACAGCTTCGGACGGGCCTTGAGGAAGCAGCCGTCGCAGTTGCCCTCGAAGGGAAGCAGTTGCAGGTCGAAGGGCTGCTCCTTCCAGAACGCGCGAACCATGCGGTTGGTGACGCCAGCATCGGCGAGCGGTTGGCGGTTGACCCAGCGCTCCTTCCCGCTGTCCGACCGGGCGCGTGACTTGAGAACCCGGTGCATTTCATCCGCGCGAAGCCCGATGATGTTCGTCCAGCGATCATAGCCCTGCGCCTGCATGAAGTTGCGCATGACCTTGATTTTGAGTTCGTCGGTGCAAAACCGGGTCACGCTGTTGGGTGCGTAGCCCTTGACTCGGATCAGTTCGGCGAATGGTGCGCCATCGCGTGAGGCGCTGTTGAACCCAACCTCGTCGTACCGATCGGCGAACGGGATCACCGCGCCCTCATCGTCCTTCGTGCGCCGCGTTCGCCATTCCAGCCACCGCACCCGCACACCCCAGCGCGTGCCGCACTCGTGGACGAAGCGCAGGGTCTCCTCGCGCTCCTTGCCGGTGTTGGCGAAGGTCACGTGCACGTCATCAGGCAGCCTGCCGCCGTGCGCCTGGAGGATACGCCAGAGCATGTAGGCGCTGGTCCTGCCGCCTGAGAAGCTGATGAGCGCCGGGCCGGTGATGAGAAAAGGATCGCTCATGCCACCTCCCCCACCATACCCGTAGGGAGAGACAGGCAATCGATCTCGGTTTGAACGCCCGACCCGGCGATCGCGCAATTCTGCCGGTCGGTTTGAAGCTCCCGGAGATCAGGAATCCCCGCCGAGTGCGGCTTCGGGGCAAAAGCGGGGTTTACCCAGAAGCACGCCGGCCACTTCGGGACTATTTCGGGACTTAGGGTGCCGCGATGTTCCGGTTGGCCCCGCTCTGTTCCGTTTGCGCCCGGTTGACGATCGGCAGAAACTGTCGCAAAGGCGCGGCTTCCCGCGGCGCGGGCGCTTAGCTCAGTTGGTAGAGCATCTCGTTTACACCCCGAATTTCTGTCACCCTGAAACATGCGGAATTCCTAGGCTTTCGACTGACGCGCGCGGCGCTGTTCGGGAATAGTTCGGGACTTCGCTGCATCCAGGGCCTTGCGAACGTCGTCCGCGAGGACGTGGGCGTAGCGCAGAGTGGTGTTGATGTGGCTGTGCTTGAGCGCTTCCTTGGCGGCCGCCAGTGAGCCGGTCTCGCGCACGATCCTCGTCGCTGCGGTGTGGCGCAGGTCGTGGAAGCGGAAGCCTTCCAGCTCAGCCGTCTCGCGCGCCTCATCGAACCTCGTGCGCAGCGCGGTCGCGGTCATCGGGTAACGCTGCCCTGCCCTGCGCTTCCCGCGGCTCTTGCGGCAGACGTAGGTGAATACGAATGGCCCGACCTTCGGCTGATTGGCGATGATCGTTACCAATGAGGCCGTGAGCGGGCGCACGACGGTATCACCGCCCTTGATCCGGGTCGTGGCCTCGAGCCTCGGCAGGTTGCAATCGGCCCAGCGTAGGCCGATGACCTCGGCGCGGCGCCAACCGCTCTCCAGCGCGAAGGCAACGACATCGAATGCATCGCCGGACAGCGCATCGAATAGCGCGGTTTCCTCGGTTGCCGCAGCCAACTCGCGCGGCGGCGATTTGGAGACCTTCAGAAACAGGCGCTTCCATTCGGGGATCTCGCCAACGTCATAGCGCGCGCCTGCGGCGTGGCGCCACACTGACCGGGCATTCTCGATCTCCCGGTTGACGCTGGCATTGGATCGCCCTGCCCTGCGCCGAGCAAAATAGACCTGCAGGTCCCGCTGGCTGATGCCCGAGAGGACCCGATTCGCACCAAGGCCCTTCACGAGGGCCGCCAGCAGATATTTGATCGTCGGCCAGCTCGGCAGATGCTCGGCGTGTTCCCGGTAGAGCCCGCATGCCTCGTCCAGAGTGATCGGCGGGCGGCTCTGGGAAGGAAGGGCGGCACGTTGGCGCTCGCGTCGCTCGAAGTCCTCAGCAGCGCGGCGCGTCGTGCAACCGGTCGAGCCGTGGTGGCGCTGGCCTTTGAACTGGAAGTCGAAATGGAAATAGGGCGAGCCCTTCTTCTCGAACACGCTCATGTCAGGGCCTCGCGGTAAAGGGCACGATATTCCCCCTGCGCTTTGGCGCGCGCACGTTGGTCTTGGGTTTGGGGCATGGCTGATCCTGACGTTTCGCGCCCTCGACGAAGGCGGCCAGGTCATCGACTGTGTAGCGGACCGCCCGTCCAATCAAGACGTAGGTCAGTGCGCCCTCCTGCCTCGCCTTGCGCAGGGTCCGAGTGCAGAGGTTGAGGCGCTCGGCGGCCTGCTCTTCGGTGAGGAGGAGGGTCATGCATCCACCCCCCCCGCCCACTCAATCACCTGCCCGCAGGTCTCGAACCCGAGCACGCGCTCCCACGCTGCCTTGCGGCCTGTCGCCTCCAACTCGTCGAACAGGTCATACCGGTCGAACGGGTCAAGGATCTGGCGGAGGGGCGTGTCCGCGGGCTGGGCAGCGATGATATCGAGCTGGGTCATGCTACGCCCTTCCGCCGCTCGTGCGCCGCCTGCTCGACCTGGGCGAGCGCCATCACCGCGGGCTTGACCTCTGGCTCGGCCGCATCGAACGGCAAACGCGTCTTGTGCCGCCCGCCGTTCAGCCGCGACAGCACCCCGCGCGAGACGAGCTGCCAGTTATCCGGCGCCGTGTTCAGACGGTTGCCGTCGAGGCATTTTAGGCAGTGCCCCGCAGGAACGGGCCCGTTAATCGCCTCCCACTCGACCAGGTGCACGGCGCGCCAGCGGGATTGCAGCGGCAGGCCGTCGTGGATCTTTCGCTCAAGGTAGCCTTCCTTGCTCAGCCGTTCGGTGCCGATCGGCTTGTAGAGCTTCACCGCCACGCCCTGGCGCACGCCGGCCTTGAACTGGGTGGCGCGGGCGTTCGGGTGGCGACCGCCCTTCCCCGGCTCGCACGGCTTGCCCTTGTTCCAGGACTCCTGCCCCGGCTCGAAGCGACCAGTTCGCCCGGTCAACCAGCCCTTGCGCTTGCGCAGGCCGTGGAGGTTGGCCAGCGACACGTCCTCGCGGCCGAAGCGCTCGACGAAGGCCCGGTGATAGTCGCTGATGACCATCGCCCGGTTAGCCTCCAGCCACGCCATTTCCTCGGCGCTGTATGGGATACACCGGCCCTTCACTCGCTCGGCCCTCCGAGCGCCGGCAGCATGGGCTTGAACCGATCACCGTGGGTGGCGATCAGGTTCGCCGCCTTCAACTGGAGGTCGGCGTTGCGGATCACCTGGTCGGCGATATCGACGATGGCGTCGGCGCGTTTGGCCTCGGCCTCAATCTGCTCCAGCGTCATGCAGTCCTCGGACAGCCGTTCGAGCTGGAGGAACAGGTGGCGGTTGAGGTCGGCGAGGGTGTTGTTGCTCATGGGTCAATCCCCAAAGTCTGGCCGCGTGACGGATCGCCGAACAGGTCGGTATCCATCTCGGCAATCTCTCCGGCGTTCAGCATGTGGCGAACGGTCTTGGCGCCGACCGGTCGGCCACTTGCCCATTGCAGTCGCCCGTTCGCGTCACGCATGATTCGTTCTCCGGTACGAAGCCGGGCGAGATAACGCGCCGCAGTCCTGAGCAGGGACTTGGTGACCTTCACGTCGCCAGCCCCCCCCCTGTTGCGCCTCGGTGTTCGTCATGCATCACTACCCGGGAGGTTATTGGCCTCCCGGGCTCCCTTGTGGATCAGTTGCGGACGGCCGCGTGGATCGGTAGCGGAAATGCCCCGGCCTCCAGCCACGCGCGATACGAGGCCAGGTGCAGCCGGCGCGCTTCCTCGCGCTTGGCGAAGATCCAATCGGCGCGGCTCATTCCGCCCACTCGCCGTCTGCGCTGGTGAAGCCTTCGCCCATTTCGCTATCGGGTTTGCCTTCGGGTTCGGGCTGAACCTCCTCGGCCTCGATGTGATGCTCGAGCTGATCGAGGCGGGACGCCGCGGGCCGGGCTCCGTCGGGTGCTTCGGCAAGGTCGCCATGATCCACCACCCGCAGCGCCGGGGCATCGCCGCCCAGCGTCTCGTCGCGGCTGAACACTTCCTCCTCGAGATCGGTGGACATCGGCAGGCGCTTGGACAGCCGGCGCATCACGGTCTTGCGTGCCATTTCGCTCCACCAGTCCACCCACGGCCCCCGATCCTTCGAGCGGCTTACGTTGCGGACCTTGTTGATCTCCTCGAGGCTCATCACCTCGAGCAGGCGCGAGCCGTCCTTGAGGACCGCCGTGGCATAGGCGCCGATCGGCTTTCCGCGCTCCTTGTCCAGTGGCGGGGGGTTGTGGGTCACGTCCTCGTCGAAGCCATAGGACACGACGAAGTGGTCGTTCTCGTAAACCACCTGCGCGCTCATCTTGGCCACGTCGCCGGACTGCCGGACCTTCTTGAGGATGCCGGCGATCATCGGCATCGCCTGGACCTTCTTGTCCCAGCCCCCGCTCTTGTTCTTGGTGTTGAAGATCACCAGGGCAGCCTCGCGGCCATCGGGGAGCAACCCGTCCTGCGCAAGACGAACGACGGCGCCGAACAGCGAGCGCCGATCGGCTTCGATCAGGTCGGGCGTGTTCTGGATCGCGGTCATGGCGACGCGGGTGAACTTCTCGACCGTGACGTGCGCGGGCAGCGCGGCCTTGAACTCGGGTGCCATCGCCGTGAGGTTCTGGCGGATCACGGCGACCGGATTGTCCCGGCGCTCGGCTACGGCGTTGGCCATATAATGAACTCCTTATGTCAGAAGGGGATGCAGTCGTCGGTATCGAGATTGAAGTGCTCGACAGTGACGCGGCGTTCGGTGAAGCGGGCGGCGCAGGGCAGCACGCAGAATGATTTGCCGGGATTGAGCTTGGCGAGACGTTCAGCCTCGCGGTCGGCGGCAGCTCGGCTGCTCTGCTTCACGCGCGGCTCGCCGCCGTCCTCACACCACACCAGCCAGAACGGGATTTCCCTCACGCCTTCATCTCCTTGCAGGTATAGCGGCAGTAGGCTTTGCGGCCCTTGATGATCTCGCCCGGCTCGGCCTCCCGGTCGGGAATGGCGGCGATGCGGGTTGCCTTGAATGTGAAGCCGTCGAGCAGGGCGGTGCCGTGCTCACCCATCTTGTCGACGAGCTCGGCCAGCGCGGCCTCGGCGCGAGCCTTGCCGGCCTTCTCCTCGGCCTTGCCCACGTGGTATTCGGCTGCGGCGATGGCGGCGAGGTTGTCGCCACGCAGGTCGATCAGGGTATCGCCTGGCGCGCTGTTGATCTCGCGGATCGCATCACCGTCGCGGCTGTAGTCTGGCCTGGGTGGATTGCCGTCCCTCACCGACTGCCAGAACTCGGCGGCGCGCTTCTGGATCTCGGCCCACAGCTTCGGCCGCGCTTCGATCTGGAACCGGCGCAGTTCGTTGCCGCCGACCAGGATCACGATGTCAGCCCATGCAAGGCCCGCAAGGCCCATGTAGGTTACAGCCTGCAACTGGTAGTGCAGCGGCGGCTCGTCGCCCCATCCCTTCGCCACCAGCCAATCAGCGGTCTTGACCTCAAGCAGGCCCTGGCCGCGATCGGGGCACGTCACGAACTGGTCGGGATGCCCGCCGATGTCAGTGGGGCAACGCAGGCGCTTGGGCGTCGGCGCCTTGGTATAGCCCCACTTGTCGCACGCCCAATCGATGATCACGGGCTCCAGGCGAATGCCCGCCTCGATGCGCTCATTGCCGCCGAACTCGGGCACGGCGATCGTACCGGCCTTGCGGTGCCAGAGCTCGAAGTGTGTGAGATACGGGCTGGCGTCGAACAGGGCAGAAACCTCGGACGCACCGACGACTGAGCCGCGGAATTCGTCGTCGCCATCGCCGGCGAGAATGTTGGTGTGGGCAGTCACTTCCGCTTCTCCTGTTCCCGCTCCACCCATGCCGGCAGGCCATCGGCGCGCGTTGCGACGGGGCGGCCGGTGAATCGGCTGATGCGGCTAGGCGGCTGTTGCAGCGCGGTTTCGTTCGGGGCGGTCACGACGCCCACCCCCAGAGGTAGGCGGCGCCGCAGACAATGAAGGCCGCGACCAGCAAGGTCGGCATGGCGTGGAACATGCGATCCATCAGCGTGCCTCCGCCGTGTTGCGCTGGCCCTCATCCA